GAAATCTCTCGGTGTTAAAATATTTACACCAAATTCTGTTGGTTCTTCTGATTTAGTTTCCCATGAAATGTTTCTTGCAATCATCATACTGGGATAAAGACCAGCAAAATCAAAAGCAGCAACATTAAGATGTAATCCATTTGTTCCTTCACTTAATGGGTCATAAATCATAGCACCGTCATATTCTTGACGCTTCTCTACCTTTTCACCTGTTGGTGCAATCCATGTGGCATTACGCATAAAATAGATTGAACCCATATGACTAGCATAAAAACAAGCATCGAAAGGTGCAATCAATAATCTTTGTAGTGCGATAATTGCTTCACTACAATAATTCAATTCATCCAACTCTACCATTAGTTCAACATCAATCAAAGCATACTTCAAATATGTTTCAGTATCTTCTAACCATGCTCTACGATAAAACTCGTTAGGGTCTGGAAACTTTTCTGAAACTAGTTTCTTTCGATTAAGAACTAATTCAGATACATAATCTAAACTTAATGAAGGTAAAGTTCCTCTTTGTGAGTCATTCCATTGACGTTCAAAGGCCATGTCTAAATTGAGGGTAATGCGCCCCTTGATGGGTTGTTCGATACTTCCGAACCCGTTTTCACCGTAAAGGAATTTGTAGCCGTTCTTCGTTGATACAACACCTTTTACTTGGCTTACAGGAGATATTACTAAGGGATTCAGACCCAAAGCACACGCTCGCTCAAGTAGTTTCGGAACATCAGCAAAATTACCAAACCATGAAATAAGCATATCTGGATTTTTTTCTTGAAGTGTTAGCATAAAATTTTCAATCATATGTCTTTCATCACGACAATAATATACATTATCTATTTCTAAAGAATTGTCAAATATATCTATTGGAGATTTTTCAGTAGGAAACCAAACCCATTGGTGATATTCTTCATCATAATTATCATACATTACAATAGTAGTAATACAATCGTGATATTGTCCACCTTGTTGCCATTCCATATCCCAATACCATTTACGCATTTTATATTCAGGTAAAGAATCTAAAGTATCTACTGCGTATCTAAATGTTAGAGGAACATCTGCTTCATATGTTTGAAGAAAACTCTTTTTTGCAATTTTAATATCTTTAGCAGTTTCAACATATACACGAACAAGTTTTGTTCCTTCAAGATTATGCCAATCTCCTTCTTCATAAACGAAATCTCTTTCAATAAACTTTGAAGGTTTGTATGATGTTGGTCGCTTTGAATTTACTGAAATGTAAAAATAAGGTATAAAATTTTCAACCTTTTCTATTAATTTCTTACCATCTCTCCATGAAGTGTAAATTGTTTTTCCATTATCTAATGCACTAATTATCATTTTAATTCCCCGATGTGAACGGTGCTTTTACTAATTTTCTATCTTCTGAAACAAGAAGTAGCGGAAACTCATCTTTCACATAGAAATTAATTTTTGATTTCTTTGGAAAGAATTTATGTAGTGGCCCACTAAATTCTAATGTTGCAGGTTCTCCTGTATTCTGGTCAGGAGTAATTGTTTCTTTGTATTTATTCTGAACGGTAGAACCCGTTGAAAACTCAACAGAAGTTCCATCATAATCCAACTTATATGCACCATGCTTTGCTAATTCGCAAGATGAAATACAATCTGCAAATACTGATTGTTCTAATGTAAAAGCACCTTCAAAATTAGAACTACCAAATTTAGGCAAGGTTTCTATTTCTTCATCGTAAGAAATATGTTCAAGCATAGTATTAAGTCGAGTCAATACTGTCATGTTTGGATGATTAACAACCCTTGAAACAGATGCAGTTTTATTATCAGAAGAAATCTTAAGAAAATCTTCTCCTTCAAATAAAGTCATGTCTCCGAACTTTTTGAGATATGGCAGAATAACTTGAGTATCACAAATAAATTCTCCATCTTCTGCACCTAAAACTTGTAATGTAATATTCATTCCAAAGGTCGCATCACCATTCCAAAGATTAAGAATCCGACCTTCTAAATTCATATAAACATATGAACCCATAGAATTACTGGAGAATCCTGATGAAGTTAGGTATTTGCCTTTTCCTTGAATGCTTTCTAATGCTTCTGTAATTTCTTTTGTATTTGCTGCAAATTTCAAATCTTTCCCTCCTGCAATTCAGGAATACCGTTCCAAACGATATTTGGTGGCGTTCCTTGTCGAATAGTCCAGCGTGTTCCTACTAAGTTGCCATTAGTTCTTGAACCAATTAATTCAGCAACAAAGTGTATTTCACCCTTTACTTTTCTTTTAGAACAATGAATCTCTTGTTCTAGTTTTCCGCCCCAATCCTTCCATGCAGGTTGAATACCCGTAGCAACATTATCTACATACTTTTCAGTTTCGTGAGTAATATAAATTACATCACACTTTAGATTAAAGATTGCTTCAAGTAAATAATAGAAAGTCTTGTTTCGTGGGCCATACTGATATGGCATCATCTTTGTTACTACTGTTGGATTTGGATTAACTTTGTAAATACATTTTTCATACCATGTATCTACACCATCAATTACAAAGATAGGCTTTTCACCGTTTTCAATTTGTCCTCGAACATAACGAATAAAGTCATGTGAGTTTTGTTCAGACGCAGTAATATCAATTTTATTTTCCTTGTCTTGAACAATTGGGTCAAATACTTCAATTCGTTCTGTTGCGTCATGGCACTCAATCCATGTAGATTCAACGCCACTATCCCAATCTAAAACGTAAATCTTACGTTCTGGAAAATCGAGAGCAATACCAGTTTTACCTGTCTTTGGTTCTCCCCAAATACCAAGAACCATTCGGCTCTTTCTATCCTTTCTTTTTTGTTCCATAATTTGCCGAAAGCGAGAATTGAATTCTTCTTGTTGCTTTCCAAAATTTGTCTTCTCATCTTTATTTGTATTATCTGTTATTCCCATAACTATCACCTAATTCATTTATATCTATATCTAATTCTTTACCATGCATCTTTGTCCATGCCATTACGATAGTTGCTAATTCATATTTATCGCAAATATATCTTGCTTCCTTTGTTTGGAAATGCATCTTTAGCCAATAAGTTCCGTTTTCTTTCTCGTTCTTTCTCCAAGTTAAGAAATCAACATTTGCTAAATCAACGATATATGCATCGCCTTTCAAAAGGAATCTTTCTTCTTTTAAATCTGTTGTCATAAAAATTCCTCATTTAATAGGGCTTCGCACCCCTTTGACAGTCATTACCAGCCTACTGTTACACTATCCTTTGATTCTAATTATTACCTAATCAAAACCAATCTAAATCGTCTTCAACAACTTCAACTGTTTCTGGAGGCGCACCAACACGGTTAGTTACCATTAATCCTGAAACATTGATTGTTACCGCATCAGCGACACCATCAACAATTCTTTGAGATGTTCGGCCAACAACAATAACAGAAGAAGCAATTCCGAAGTCAATATCAATATGGCTAGGAATCCAACAAGTTGTGTAATTCTCACCATCTTCAACAAATTCAGCAGAAAGGTCGCTAATGTTAATAATTCGATTACCATTCGCAGTAGCGGTCATAGTAATACTATCAACAGAACCATCTGTAATAATAAATCGTTCTCTTGCAGGTAGAGTTTGTCGCTCAATGTGCGCTCTATCAACATTTGAAAGAGGAACAAGATGACTCTTGAAATTTGTCGCTAAACAGGATTCAAAGTCAAAACTTGACATATCTCGATAATCGTCGCCTTCGGGGTCTACTTCAGTATTGAGCATAAGACTCTTCAAAGTCGTGGTTGTCATACCATAGATTGCAGAACCATCATCACTAGGAATACAAAGGAAATGAACCCATTCATAACAATTAGGAGCAAAATCAACGGCAGGTTGATTCTTATATGAAAACATATAAGTCGCCATTTCTCCGCCTTCTAAAGAACCATAGAAAATACCAGTTCTTCGGAATTGTTCCAAAGGCAAAGGTTTTCCGTAGTTTCGGTTCTTTGCACCAGACATATATGTTGGTTGATTATCAAGAGGAATAATGGTAGAACCATCTTCTGTTTCTTCTGCACCATCGGGCAAAGATGAAACTTTCTTCTCTTCATATTCATTGTTATGATAACGGGCAACAGTCCACGTATTATCATCATTTTGAGTAGCGACGGCAACATGACCATCTTCTAATGCTCTATCAGCATCACGAAGATATTCTTCTTTTGCTCGATTACGATTCCAACTCATCATATCTCTCGGTGCTTCTAAAGCAACGAAGAAACCAAATGCCTTCTTTACTAAAGAATTACTTCCAGTATTAGAAGAATTATTACTTACTTTCTTCATACGTTGAACATTTCCAACATATCCACGCCATAGAGCGAGAGCGATTTGAGAATCCTCGCTTGTCGTGTTTTCCTTACAAATCTCTTTGAATTTGTCCATCGCTTCTTCGACAGACATTTCAACAATCTTTGCGCCTATTTCAATTTCTTTTTTCAATTTTTCTTGCATATTTTTCACTTCCGCATTTTTTATTTTTTTGTCCTTTACATCAATTGTCCAACAAACCATGATACTAATACTCTCGGTGTCATAGTTGTTGAACGATATTCACTTTCTCCTAATGTTCTTAGATATTTAAATTTAACATTACTATCTAACCCATTCATGTTTATTACCGCATCGTGTAGTCCAATACATATTTCTGAAATATCACGACCTGCATAAATCATATCATGGAGTATAGAAAGAACTGTTGTATCTTTATTATTTATCAAATTAATTATTTTTACATATTCTTCTAATGAAATTTCACTTTGCTTCTTTAGTGAAATGTTTGAGTATTTTGCGGCCTGTATCTCGGTTATCGCTCTCCTTAAATCACCGTTTAGAGTGGCTATAAAGGAACTCAATTCATTATCATCGAATCCAGTTATTTGTTCACGTTGAAGAATACCTTTCACAACTTCCAATATTCGGTCATTGGATAAAGGCTTAAAATGATAATTAGCACATCTACTTTGGATAGGGTGAATGATTTTGTTTTTATTATTACAGGTAATAATAAAACGAATATTATTCGCATAGCGTTCCATGATTCTCTTTAATGCATTCTGAGCATCATTTGTCATTCCTTCCATTTCATCCAATAATAGAATCTTAAACGGAACATCACCGATAGTTCCTGTTTGTGCTATTTGTTTGATAAGTGTTCTTACAGTTTCAAGTTTCCTATCATCAGATGCGTTAATCTCAAAGAAATTATCTACTGCATCTTTTCCTAATATAGAATATGCTAGTGCTAATCCTGCACCAGTTTTACCTGTTCCTGCTCTTCCATAAAAAAGAAGATTTGGCATATCCTTTTCTTCAATCCATAATTCAGCATCCATTGTAAAATGTTCTTGTCCTACAATGTCGCCTATTCCTTTTGGTCTATATTTTTCTGTCCATAACATTTTTATTCACCATTAAAATAATCCGTTAAACTTCTTACCTCTATTCTGGTAGGAGTTCTTTTTGTTCTCCTTTCCTTTTCTTTTAAGCCTAGCAATCTAGAATCAGCGTTGTTAAGTTTGTTTCTTACATATTTGGCAAAGCCTTCATCATTTAATAATTGCTTTAGCACATTTACGTTAGAATTACTAATACCTAGTTTTCTTGCTAAGTATGGTTTCTTAGAATAAGATTTACGTTGAGGCATTTTCAATCTGCCATAATTTAAACCATCATGTCTATACGCCAACATTTCATAGAAATATCTTTGACTCCATCTTCTCTTTACCACACTATCAATAAAAACTAATTTATTAGGATGCACGTTTTCACACAACCATGAAAGAATCTGAACATCGGGAGGTTTATTGTAAACTAACAATTCAGCCATTAAATCCCTATCAGTTTGCTTAAGATACTCCCTTACAAGAGAATAAGTATCTCTCTTGTAAAGAACTGGTTCTTCGCTTCTAGGGGCTTTATTCTTAATAGACTCCCTTAGATAATTTTTACCTCCTGCTCTTTTGATTTGACACAGGTTTTTGATTTCTTTTGGAACATCCTTTTCGTTAATAGAAGTCAGAACAATTTGTCCTTTGTAATTTCTAATAACAAACAACACTTCTTCTTTCTTTGCTTTATGATGAACGTCTTCGATAATGATTCCGTCATCAATTGGAATTGAGAATACATCTTTGATTCCCATTTCATTAGCATAAACAATAATAGGATTATTAACAAAAGTCTTTGCTTTTGTAGATTTACCTGTTCCTGTTTTTCCTGTTAGAAGTATCGGTCTATTCTTTTTCATATTTGTTAATCCCATTATACTACACCTTTTATTTCAAATAGTCTTTCCATACCTTCTAAGGTTAGATGTTTCTTTTCTGAAATTATATCTACGCATTCTAGAAATGAATGCCACTCTCCCTTTGAATGTGGGAGATTAGGATTCACTATTGACTTTAGAAGATATAAGTTCTTGATTCCACCAATTCTTAGAATAGGCTTACGTCTTGTAGAATGTTCTTCTGAACGATATGTTGTTTCAATACCGTGTTGCAATAAACTACGCTGAACCGCTAAAAGAAATTCAGCATCGGCTCGAATATTTAATCTTAAACGAACTCTATAACCAATAGAAGAAGCATCAGAAGAAACAATGTTTAAGTCCATCTTTGTTGATGAAAGAAGAATACCACATAGCATATCTTTACTAAACATTACAAGTCCTCCAAATACTTTGAATTATCGGGCCAATAACCATTAGGGTCTTGAGTAGGATGCATTTCCCACCAATAGAAATGAGCAGGAGTAATTGTTTTATGACCACGTTCTTCAGCATTTTCTTCAGCCGCAACTACTAAATCTTCAATTGCTCCTTCCATCCACAATTTAAGAAAAGCAATAAAATCTCTTGAAATAGGCATATCAGTATATTCCTTAACCATAGCCCTTAGTGAAAGTTTACCAGAACGATTAAACTTAGGTAAGGATGGTTTTTCGGGAACAATGAATTCTCCTTCTTCGTTGAAATATGGAACTAATTCTACTTTCATTTTTCTTGGCCGACCTTGTGGATTTACAACATCCTTTAGATGTGCCATTCCTTCTTCAATGCGAATTACTGAATAAGTAATTCTATCAATTACAGTTAAATCTCCTTTCTTAATCATTCTCCTTCCTCCTGTATTCCTTGCATTAAAACAGATTTGACTACTTCATAGTCTGCTTCTTTCTCAAGAACTTGGATAGCCAGTCTGAATACTTGGCGTAGTCTTCCCATCTCTTCAGTTGTTTTCGTTAATCTAGGAGTATTCCAAACTCTTTTCTGTTCTTCAAAGTCTAAAAATGCATCAACATCGCTATCTTGAATTTTTAGTTCCTTAAGAATCTTAACATTGGTAGGAGTAAGAATTGCTTCTTCTCCATCTGCAAGACGAATCTCATGCAATCTTTCATGCAAAAGAAAAAGTTCTCGTTGAATAGACCTAATCTTTCCATAATGAGTTCCTATGAATCTTCCTACTGCCTTTCTAGACAACTTAGAAATTTCATATATTTGCCCTTTATCATTTACTACATATCCATTTACATAAGTCATTGTAATTCCTCCATTCTTTTTAGCGTGTCAATATCATTGACAAATTTATCCTCTCGAATCCTTTTGCATCTTGGAAATCTGAGAGAAAGATTCCCTTTAGCATCTTTACTCACCAAATCAGCACGTATTTCTAATACGATGCGAGGCAAGAAATGATAAGTTCCATCCTTGAAAGACTCAACATTCTTTCTTAGATTACTAGTGAGATTAATTAGTTGTGTGTCTGTAAAGCCACTTCCACACCAACCAACAGAAGTAAAACCATTATCTGATTTTACTGCAATTTCAAATGTAGCAAATACATTTGAGTTTTTACCATCACCATACTTTGCTGAGATAATAACCACATCTAAATCAATTAGTGGTGGTTTATACTTAGCCCAATACTTTGACCTTTTACCAGATTCATAAGGTGCATTTGCATCCTTTACAATAATTCCTTCAAATCCTTCATTGATTGCTTTATTGTAGAAGGCCATTACATCAGTTGTTGAACGCTCGGCTTGGTCAGGTAAACTATTCATTTCTATCAAACGCTGAGAATAAGGTAGATTCATTATCGTTATACCTTTATACATTAGACAATCAAATATAACCCACTTTACTGGACATTTAGAAATCGCTTCTGCTTTATCTTTTGAATGCACTCTTTTAGCAAGTTTAGAATGGGGTGCAGGTAATCCATTCTCTACTGGATAAATTTCTCCATCAAGAATAAGATTATTAGCCTCGTAGTTTCGGACTATTTGTGCGACATCAGAAAACTGTTCTGTTACAATTTTTCCTTTTCGGTTAAAAATAATAACGCTATCACCCTGCTTATGAATTTGATAACGATTACCGTCATACTTGAAATCTACAATTTTATTTGTAGGCCACTTGTTCATAGGTATTTCTTTTGCAAGCATAGGTGAAACAAATGCACCATGAGTTAAATTCATTGGTGGTTCTTCATTCATTTCATAGTATGAAATAACATCAGTTATGCTGTTGAAATTACAATGCTTTTTAACATCTGCAACCTTTTTACCATAGTGCTTTGCTAACACTTTCTTGAGTGTAGAGGATTGAATACCGTTTCTCGGTGTTCTTAACCAATAACGGATAAACCACTTGACTTCAGTATCAGACATATTTAGTAGATGTTCTTCAATCAAAGCAAATGAATTAGAAGTCATATTAGAACAATCTAGTTCAAGAAGAGTCTTGAAGGTTTTAATTGTGTATTTATTATCCTTCTGAGAATTATCGAACCAATACATCGCTTCTCCTAAATCTCCGTAAGTATCATATTCTACATCAATTTCATCTTCAAATACATCATAAATTTTAGCCATCCATTTCTTAGCCTTTGCCAAACCAATATTGTTTGTTGCTAATTCTAGAGATAAAATACTGAATAGTATTTGTTTATCTTCAAAACTCTCCATTTCCTTTGAAAGAAATGTTACTGCTTGAGTTGGAGTCATAGACTCGCTCGCTTCCAGTAATCTCGCTAATTTCTTCATTGTCATCTATCATCACTTCCTTATTTTTATTTACTTCTTTAATCAATTGTTTAAGTAATTGACTAATCCTTCCTTCATGTTTTTCTGAATATTCCCACATGGCATTAGCCAAATATATCCAATCATCCTTCTTCATACCATCCCTCCAATTTTGCTATTTCTTTTTCAATACAACCGCAATCATTAGGGTCTTTGGTTTTAATCCAATAACCACACCATCGGCAGGTTTTCTCATTCTTCTTCATCGCCAATCACCAATAAGAAACTTAAAAAGTTGCTCATCATATTTGACAGAATTTCTGCTTCTTCGATTTTTCCAATCGCTAGAAGTTTATTCTGCAAACTAATCATAGTGCCTTGAGTAATTGCAGGTGCAATCTTAGCAAGAGAACCATTCAATTGTATTTCCCAATAAGAAATAAATGAGGCTCTTGCAAAGTAAGAAGCATATCTTACATCTTGTTGTCCTGTATTAAACATCTCAAGGTATGAACCATGTAGTTTCTTTCGCTTTTCTTTGCACCATGATGCAAACTTCTTATCATTATTTGCTATTAAGTATAGTTTATTCATATTCATATTATCACCTAAAATATGGCCATCCTTCTAATTTTCGACAAAGTTGTGTAATTAACCTAAAGTGTGCATTTCCGTTTTCTGGATTTTTTTCCTGCATTTTTAAAATCATTTTTACTCCCCTTCTGATGTCTTCGGGAACTTCCTTAGCACTAATAAGCCATTTGTGTATGGATTCGAATTTTTCTTGGTAATGTTCCCTTAAAAACTCTCTCTTGTGCTTTTCCCATTTTTCTAAAATTTCTGGGAAATGTTCCATCATCCATCTTTGGTATTCTCTTTCAATGTTCATTCTTCTTCCTCTCCGTATATTTTCATTTGTTCCTTTAGTATTTCATCTAATAAAATACTTCTAATTCTATCGTAGCATTTCTTTACGTCTTCACGTTGCATTGTAGCCCCACGAAGCCCTTCACCTGCTGGAATGTTTTTCCTAATATCAACATATTGAGCAAATAAATCAACCAATTCACTTGCTAAAAATTTGAATTCGTTGAAGGCTTCCATAGAATGCTTTCTTAATGAATTTGCTCTTCGCAACGATTTTTTAACTTGGACATCACTCATCCTCTTTATTCTCATTTAATTTCCTCCTTAGTAAGTTTAAGACCTTATTAGCCTCATCAATATTCATTCTTATTCCTTTTCCTGTTGGTTTGTCTTTTTTGAACCAGCGAATATCAACCACTTCAACATTCCAATATGTTCCTGTTTGAATTACAATTTCTTCATCAGAATTTCTGACTACTGAACCTATTCTTTCAAGACTCAATTCATCCACCCCTGTTTAAATTTCTTTAAATCTTGAGCAGATGTGAAGTATCGAGGAACATCTAATTGGTCTAAACGATTAACAACCCAACAAGTTCCACCTAATGAAGATATTTGAACAATTTCAAATTGACCTTCATTTACTTCTAATACTTCAGAAGTATTTATTTCTGGAACTAAACCATAAGACTTCGTTATCTCTTTAGCGATTTCATGAATGTTTTCTACAACATATTTTATGATATGCGCTCTTTGAATCGGAATCTTTGGTGCTACTGGAATTTGTAGTTTACCAGTCATATTGCAGACTTTACATTTATTGCCTTCACAAATAGGACATTTAATTTCCGCTTTGTGTGGTGCAGGTAATGTTACAGTAATTGCTCGTTTCAATGAAAGCCCTCCCAATAATAATCTTCTTGATAAAATCCTTCAGTATCTTCTACTTCTTCGGGTTCTGAAAATAAATACAAGTGGTAGAGATTAAGCGCATAAAGTATTGCTACGCACAAAAATAGATAAAATAAATCTTTCATCCGTGAACCCCCATAATTGCATTAACTCTTTCTTGTAGTATATTTGCTAAATAAGCATGACCTAATACGTGCAAAAGAGTAATAGCATCAGCACATACATTAATTAATCTATCTTCCATTTTATTCCCCCAAATGATAATACTTTCTTTTAAGAGAAGCCTTGAACTTCTTAGCATTACTAGCCTTAAATAACGTCATTAAATCACCTGCGCTAACTCTAAGTTTTTTACCATCGTTTAACAAAAAGGTAATTGTATGAAACATATACCCTTTGCTAAATGATATTGATTCTATGTCTTTCTTCGTAAATGTTATTTCTTTTTCTTCCATATTCATTCCCCCATTAATACTGCTACGTCGGTAGTCAAGAAAAGGTTTGCTATTGACATGGCCGCATTAAAACTTCCTAATGTTACAAGAAGAGGGTCAAAGATTCCTTCTTCTCGTAAATCACATGAAACGCCTGTTACCATATTAATTCCCGTATCTTTATAATCATCGAGAATAGCATCATATCTATCAATGCTAATTCCTGCATTTTCTACCAATGTTTGCAAAGGAGCAGTTAAAGATTTATACACAATAAAATCTCCTTTCTGTTCAATGTCTAAAACCTTTCTCGCATTAAACAATGACTTTCCGCCACCAATAATAATTCCTCCCTTCAATGCTGATTTAGTTGCATTTAGAGCATCATCGAGTCTTTCTTTTGTTTCCCGCAATTCGACGGTTGAACCAGCACCAACATGAATAATGGCAACGCCACCCGCTAAACGTGCTAAACGACGCTTCAATCTTGCTTTGTCAATGCCCTTTGAACTATCAATACTTCCTCTTAGTTGAGCGATTTTGTCTTTCGGATTACCTTCTCCGCCAATCAGAATTGTTTTCTCCTTCGACACCACAACCTTCAAGCAACTTCCAAGTTCTGTTAATGAAACTAATTGAGGGTCATCCTTTGCTTCGTTAGTAAAAACTTTACCACCGACTAAGGATTGAATATCTCCCAATTCATCAATTTGAGCATCACCAAAATTAGGTGCAAGAATAGCGGCACATTGAATTGTATTTGCAACTACATTGGCAATAAGATTATTTAATGCTGAACCTTCCATACCTTTACACATAATTAACAATGGTCTGCTTTGTGCAGAAGAAATCTCAAGAAGTGGCAAAATATCTTTGAAGTTACGAATGTTTAAATTCGACATAAAGATAAGAGGATTCTCAAATACGGCTTCACCATTTTCAGTATTTGCCATAAGATGACTTAGATAACCTTCATCAAGTTCAATTCCTTCTTTTACTTCAAGATAAGTATTATTTGTCTTAGATTCTTCTACTGCAACAATTCCTTCTTTACCAACAGTTTTTACTGCTTCGCTGATAATATTTGCCATTCCTTCATCATTGTTTGATGCAATCATGGCAATATCAAATACATTCTCTTCATCAATTTCTGTGGCAGTTTCTTCTAAATAGTGAACAATCTTTCTTTGAGCCAAAAGCAATTCATTTCTTAATTGATGAAGATTATACATTTCTTCATTATCAAGAATGTTTTGACAAAGAGCCTGTGCTAAAACACAAGCCGTAGTAGTTCCATCTCCAGAAGTATCTTGAGCCTTTGATGCAATATTCTGAACTAATTGAATGCCCATATTAACAAATTGGTCATCAGCATTTACATACTTTGCAATTGTTACTCCGTCATTAATTACAACAGGAGGATTACCTTGCAAAATAACTGTTCTTGCTTGTGGCCCTAATGTTGGTTTAACTGTATCAGCAACAAGATTAATTCCTTCCATTAATTTCTTTTTTACTTCATCTCCGAATAAAATCATTCTTTCACCAACCCTCTAATGAAATCAGCAATTGCCATATTTTCTTTCATAGACATAGGGCAATTCTTAATCGCATCCATAATTCTTTCATATTCTTCATATTTCACCCTAACACCGCCAAAATCCAATCATCGTGAATAAACTTAAATTCTCCTAATTCTTCAATAGGCTTCATTAAAGAGAACACAACACGCTTTCCAATAATATCTTTATTCTTGCTATCTACAACAATGCCAACATTGTTCTCCTTTACAATAATTTGACCTACTGTATCTTCGTCTTGTAATACTACTGAATATTTACCATATGCTTTCATTTACTGTTCCCCCTCATTATCCAATTTCTTTCTCTTAGAGTAATATAAGAATCTACTAATTCTGGAATACATTCAAAACAAACTGCTCTTGAAGATGTATAAATTATTGGTATTTTAGCCCCTCTAAATTCATTACAAATTATGCACTTCATTCTTCTTCACTCCCAATATAAACCCATTTCTTTTTCATGGTTCTATCCGTATAAGTCCAAATGTGGTTCTTATGAAACTGTTGTAGTTTTTTCCACCTTTCAGTTTTCTTAGACCAAGTTACGCCCTTTTCAGGGTTACGCTTATTTTTATCATTTGGATGATTTTCAAAATGCTTTTCTCTTCTTTGTGCAACAGGTGATGGTGATTTCTTTTGCATCATTCTTCCTCCATAAACGTCTCAACAAACTCATCTTCACTATACCAACCCAAAGAAGGTGCTAAAGAAAGTTGATTGTTATTGTTTTGCCAATAAGATTCACCTGCATTACTTTCTTGAATAAAGAGATTATCGGGGTCAGTATTCTGCCAAAATCCGAAATGTTCTTCTCCACCAATAACATAGGCTTCTTTCATTTGAGTTTTCCAAGTTCCAACAGTTTTCCAATCAACACTACTGAAATATGCTCGACCAAATGGATGAGTGTGAATCCAGCATTTAATAGGCAATTTCAATCCAGTTGGTTGTTGCATAAAAGATACAAAACCTGATGAACCAGTAGAAACAAAACAATTGTCGTTATCATCCACAACAACTTGAACCTCAAGATGAGGCAGAATCTTTGTAGACATATCCCAAATAACCTTAAAGAAACTAGTTTCTGCAAAAGGTTCATATTCTGATTCTGGATTATGCCAGTCAGTTTTTGCGTTCCATACTTCCTTTATGCCATCAATGACATATTCTCTTCGCTTCTGTATTTCTTCTTCAAACGGTATCATTATTCTCACCTACTAGTTTATCCAATTTTGCTTGTAGTTTTTGTTGCTTCTTTAACTTTCGTCGTTCTCGACGAGTTAGAGGCTTTTTCTTTGCTTCGGCCAAAAGACCTTCCATTTCCTTTGTATACTTCTCAAATGCTGCTTTCCAAGATTCTTCAGATAATGTCAAAGTAGTGGTCATTGTTCTGTTTTGCGAAGTAAGTTTGCTAACCTCTTTTCTTAGGCTAACAATGCTTTCTTTCTTTTGCTTGAGAAGTTTCTCAAGGTCTGAGTAAGAAAGTTTCGATTGCTTCTTTGTTTTCTTAGAAACAATTTTTTCTGTCTTTGCGGAAAGAACCTTCTTAAGTTTCTTACGTTCCTTAAGATAAGCATTCCAACATTTCTTACATTGTCGTGCGCTTGTTTTCTTCATTGATGGATATTGGTTATCATCCGTTAATTCAACACCACAAGTTCGGCATTCCTTCTTATTAGAAATTTTCTTCTTAGAAACCTTCTTCTTAGGCTTAGGACTAGGCTTAGGTTTGGCATTTGGCCCTACTGCTCTAGTATTTGCTACTATTTTGTTCTTTGCAGATTTCTTTCTCAAAGAAGATGCCTTAACCTCAACTGATTTAAATGTCCTTTTCTCACCAAACTTCTTAGTATATTTGGTATAGATTTCCTTTGCTGTTTTATTCAAATGTAAATACATAAACGCTGTTTCTTCTGTTGTCCACTTCATATTTTTCACTTCCTTATAGGTTAATAACCATAAAATCCTTTGTTTCTTCATTGTTGAAGAATTTTTGCATCCATTGTGCGCCTATTCCCGCAATTGCTACTTGTAGGAATTGAACGCCTTCTTCTGTTTTATCCCATTCATCTCCTTGACAACTAAAACTACCGTCAGGGCCACTCAATAATGTATCATACATCTTTGGGTCAGAATTACTGGAAATAAATGCGGCATTTCTGCCTTGCGCTCGCAAATCGAGCCACTTTAGATTACTGTTATACAATGTGCGTCTAACTCCTAGATTATCTACACAACATACAACTAAATCATATCCTTTCATTTGCTTTTCTGTCAAAATTGGATAGGTATTCGCAAAGTCTACTGATGAATATTCATCACGCATTACAATTGCCTTATTTTGTCCAACATGACCTTTGGTAAAGTTTTGATAAGTTAAATTCTT